CTACTGACCCTTATTTAACGTTTCCCAACGCACTTTTAACATTTGCAAACACTTTGTGGCACGCTTTTTGCTATGGGTCGCAATTACCAAAATTTAACACATTGCGCCCGACTTTGGCACGGTTTTTGTTATGCGTGTGCGCCTGTGAAATTGTTTCACGTGGAACACTGCCACACCGATGCACAAAATAAAATGTTTCACGTGGAACACATTGTTAAACAAAGTTAAAAGAATAATTTAATACAAATAACACGCCAACAGCTTTCAGGTGAAATAAATTGTTTAACTTTGCAGCGTGTTAAACAATTAAATACTTTATAAAAATGAAAACAACAGATTTAATTTTTGAAAATCAGAAAGTGTTAAACGCAATGCAAAACTTAGTATTGCAAAGTAAGAAACACATTGAGTTTTTGGCGGCAAATGCGCCCGAAATTCGTACCAACTTGGAAAGCGTTGCCGAAAGTATGCAAACGCTCGCCGATATGATGGAAATCAAATCGTGTTTAACCATGATACACGCATCAAGTTTGCGAAAGAGTGCGCCTGCAAAAATCAAGCATACGACTTTATCGCCGCTGAAAAACTTATCGGGCGTTTCAAAACCTTTTGCGAATGTTACCCCACAAACTTGTACATCGATTTAACGGGTGTTGAAACATTGCAGGACAAATAACAATCAGCAAGCACAAAGAAAAGGCGGTAACAATCAAGTTGCCGCCTTTCTTTTTGTCCTGCCTTTCAGTTACTCAATATAAACGCCGTCAGACAAAGCCGTATATATTATTTCCTGCTCTTCTGTCAGCATTTCGGCGGTGTGGATAGGTGTAACATCATCGAACACGTTAAAACCTCTGAAATCGCCTAAAATACCCGTTTGTCTGTCATTGTTTCGCCCGTTGCTTGCGCTCTCGTGCCACTTGCAGTAAATGTAAGGTTCTAAGCCGTAATATAACATTTCGTTCCAATCATCGCCGCCCACGGTTTTAACTTGGGTGCTTGGTGAAAGGTATATTATTTCGCTGCTTGGTTCTATTTCCTCAACTTGAAATACAACGCCGTTGCAGGACAAAAGTGCAACCCCGTTGCCCGTTACAACGTTTATAACGTACTGCAAAGCTATCGTTTTGCCGGCATAATCGGTATTGAGTGTAACAAAGCCTGCAAACGGCAAAAAGATTTGTATTTCGCTTTCGTAGTCGGTGTTGTCCTCATTGTGCGCTGGTACTACCGCCGTACCGAAATCAAGCGTTATTTTGTCCTGCGATGGTTGGTGGCAAGATACGCCCGTGTTGTAGTTGCCGCATCGTATTACATCGGTGCTGCTTGCGCCTATGTTGGTGTAAACACGGCGTATTTTGTTCACGTATGCGCCCAAATCTATGTTTTCGTATATGGCGGCTCCCGTTTCGGGGTCGCTGCCCGTTTCCTTGAAAAACCGCTTGGCGCTAAACTCTGCCAACTCATCAAGCGTTACCAAATACACGTTTATAGCCCCGTACTGCTTGCCTACAACGGTAACGGGGTACGCTTGCGCATTTACAGAAAAGTCATACCAACCTTCTTGTATAACAATGCTTCCTGTTGCCGTTTTTTTGTCGCCCGAAACGGTTAAATCTTGTTTGTTAGGGTAGCCCTTTTCGTTGTAATAGGAAAAATTAGGCGTACTTTGTTCCGTGTCAAACGCCGTGTTTTCGTTCGCTTTGATAGTTACGTTAAGCGTTTCACCGTATTGTAAAAATTCGGGTAACGGTGGGTCGGCATGACAATTTGAAAGGTTGGGTTCAATGCTTACCCCTTCTGTAAATTTGCCCGTTTCGCCCGTAAGCGTTACGCCGCTGCCTGTTTGAAAATCATCATTACTCCAACTCGCCGTTTTGCCGTCCTCGCTTATTGTCATATCCTCGCTTGCAGGGTAGCCGTAACCGTTCGTAAACGCCACTTTTGCGCTGGTTATCTTAAAACCCTCATTTGCCGTTACGTTTACGCTGCCGCTCCGCTTGCCATTTTTAACGCCCGTTGCGGTCGTGTTCGGTATGTTGTTTATAACTTCCAAACCGTTTTCGCTTTGGGTGTTCCCCGTGATAGTTATTTTCGTTTTTGCATTGGTGTCTGACAACTTACCAAATGCCCAAACCTTTGCGCCGTTTTGCTCCAAAACAACGCTTTTCGGGTAGCCGCTTGTGTTGTTATAACCCGCCTTAACATCGCCTACAAACACATAACCGTCATCCGTTCTTACGTTTATATCCCAATAACCGCCGCTTGCGTTCCACTGGCTGTTATCATCGTGTGCGTTGGGTATATTTACAATTACTGCCATACTCTTTTAATTTTCGGTTGTTCCTTTCAAAGTTACCATAATAATGCCGCCCGTTTCATTGAGTAACCCCGTATTTGCAAACGGCACTTTCTCAAAATTCGGGGTGCGCTTGTAAACCGTATCACGGTTTGAAATATAGGGGTCGGGGTTGTCGCTTTCAGATACACGCCCCGTTGCCGCCAAAATTTCGGTTTCGTAGGTTTTCAGTACATCAACACGCAACGTAAGTTCGTAGGCGTTGTTTCCCTCAAAACTTACCCTATCCACGAAATAATACCGTCCCAAATCGGGTATGTAACAATAATTGAAAGTCGGTCGGGGCTGCTTTCGTAGTGTTACGGTCGGGCGCAACACATCGAAAGTTTGCCGCAAATCGCCCTCAATCGCCGTAAACGTGCCCAACTGCTTGTTTACCGTGTTCGGGTGTCCGTTGTATGAATAAAAGTTTATCGTTGTCATATCTGCAAAGAAAAAAGGCGGTGCGGTGCGCTTTCACATGCACCCACACCGCCAAAGTTAAACAATCTAATACCTATCAATTTACTTGATAAAGAATACTACAAAGTTTTCGTTCGTGTCGTTGAAATACCCTGCATCAAACTTGTAATAGTTGTTGAAAAACTCTGCCTTTGCGTTGTAGTTCGTTGTTACCCGTCTGTCAAGGTTGCAAACGCCCAACGCATCACGGTCGAATATTACGCCCAACACGCCCGTAATTTCAACATCTTTGCCGCCGCTTTCCTTAACATTAATGCGTCCCGTGCTGGCGAAATCGTAGTTATTTCCGCTACCCTGCCAAAAAGGTACGGTTTCGGCTTGCGGCAAAAGCACATCGCCACGGTTGAACGTGTCTGAATAAAGATAGGTTTGCGCTGCCTTTGCAAAGTCGGACAAAAGTACAACGTGTAACATATCTTTCGGGGTAAACCGTTCCTTTTTGCCAACATTGAACACGGTCGAAATGCTTTGCAGGCGGTCGGCATACGTTCCCATAACGTAAGACGCAAAGCGGATAAAATCGGGGTCGGTTATCGCCTTTGCCGCTGTCAGTGCGTTAGGGTTCGGGTTGATGTCACCCGTTGCAGGGAAATACTTGTCATTGTACAACTTCAAAAGGTTTACACAACGTGCCGTGCTTGCTCTGGAAAGGTCTGCCCCTGTCATAACACCCTGCTCCTTTGCTCCAAACGCTTTTGCATCAGCCAAAACCGTTTCCGCAATCATGTTGTTGATAGTACGCATAATCAAAGCGTCTGCCTTGATAGTCATTGACTTTTCAACGGCTGCATAAATCATCGAAATAAATCCGTTGAGTTGTGCGGCGTTGCTGAAACTTTCCTTAACCTGCCTTTCGGTGATTGATACCGGCACTTCAAACGTAACCTTTGAGTTGAAAAACTTTGCCGTTACAGTCGGTTTGTGGAAAACGTCCTGCGAATAGGTTTTACCGTCTTGCAAATCCCACGTGTCGTTTTCTACCGCCTCTGGTACATCGGCACTTATTTTCTCCAATACGCTGCCAAACTCCCACGCATCCATAAGTACGGACGGCACTTTGCCCGCATAAGGTCGGTTTACGAAAATCACCTTGCCGATATGGTTTACAAGTGATTTAACGTAATTATCCACGACACTTTGATTGAACACTTCTTTGCCCAAATCCACAATGCCCGTCAAATCGTCCCGCACAATGTCGGTTTTGCCCAACACTTCACCCGAAACGTCTCTAATAATCTGGTAAATCTGTTTTACTTCCATAATTTAAAATTTTAAATTGGTTATTCGTAAATACTCGTTGTTAATTCGTAAATACTCGTTGTTAATTCTCTTACAAGTGCAAAGATAATGTTTTTTCTCCAATTATCACGCCTTAACTGCATTTCTTTTGCAATTTCGGTCGAAATTGATTTGCTTGCGCCCGTTCCTTTGATGGTTTCGGTCGTTTTGCGGCTTTCCGTGCGGTTTCTCTCATCGTTTGCGGTCTTTCGGTCGCTGTCTGAAAAATCGGTATCGTTGAACGCCTTGTTTGCGCCCGTTTCGGTGTTGTCGGTGCTTTCCTGCAAAGTTACGGTTTCCGTCCGTTCAACTTGCCCCGTTACGGGTGTCAGTACATCGTAATCGGCTAACATCGCCGCCGCTTCCCGTTCCCAGCCTTGCACGTTTACCGCAATCACCGCCGAAACAACATCGCTTGCGTTGTCGATGGTTATGCTGCTTACAACGGTCTTGCCACCGTACATCAGTAAGGCGTAAGCGTCTAACTTGTTCGGGTCGGTATCGCCGAAAATAGCGGCGTACTCTGTCGGGTATTCGGTCTTGAAAACCGTTGCGAATATCCCTTTACCCTTTGTAAATAGTTCGCTGTATTTCATTGCTTATCGTCTTTGTTTTCTTCTGTTTCTTCTGTTTGTTCCGTTTCGGTGTCGTTCCCGTCCGTTTCTTTGGTTTCCTCTGTTTCTTCGGTTTCCTCTGTTTCTTCGGTTTCCTCTGTTTCTTCGGTTTCCTCTGTTTCGGTCGTTTCCGTGTCGTTTCCGTCTTGCTGGTCGGGTTCTTCGGTCGTTTCTGCGGATGCTGACAAATCAGCCGCCAAAGCGTTGTAATTTTCCCTTTCAAGTCCCCAACTGCTTGCAAGACGTACCGAAATATCCGTGCCAAACATAGCATTAATTTTAGTAACTGCATTTTGTCTTTCTTTTAGCATATTATCCACATACGGCAAAAGTACGTCCACATTCATACTTACCTCGCCCAAATTAAGACGTTCACGCTTCATATTATAATTTGCGTTTAACCCTAATTCGTTGTACATACTCGCTTTGTAGTATTGTATCAGTTCAATAAGTTGTGTAATATACACGCTGTTTGTGGTCGGGGCTGTCTGCATATTTACGCCCTTGAAAAATGCGTTTTCCCCGATAATCGAAAACTCGCCGTCTTGTATCTTGCGCAAAAACTCATCGGCACTTTGTTTCGTCTTGTCATCGCTGGCACTTATAAGCATTGTAATACGGGTTAAAATGCTTGCCGTGTTCAACGAAATAAGCCCGTCAGTATGTAAGACGGCATAACGCCCGATAAGCGGCAAAAGGCTTTCGCCGTTGCTGTCATTCTCAATCAAAACCCCGTCTTTCTGTATATCGTAGGTTTTGTTTAACTTTAATGCAGGGTTCGCCACGGTGTAAAGCGTTGCCCGTCCGTAAACATCGGGTTCGCCGCCTTTGCCGCCCGAAAGCGCATACAAAACCCCGTCCACGCTGGTAACAAAGGCGTTGCCCGTGGTCTGCAAAAGCCGCTCCAATTCCTTTTGCGGTATGCTGTCGGGCAAACCCTCATACTCAAACATACTTTGAGTTTTCGCCAACGTGTTCGCCATAAATTCAGTTACGGCGGTGTCTTTGTCCCTTACTTGTTGCTGGTACAACTTGTAAATGTTATCTTTCCTTTTCATTTGTCAAAACTTTAATAAGCGTTGTAAGTTCGGCTAACACTTTCGTATTTTCCGCAATCGTATCTTTTAGGTGTTCCGTTTCTTCTTGGTGCACCTGCCTTTGTTTCACCATATACCAAAACAATGCGCCACACATCACAATCGGAAAACCCAAACTTGAAATGATTTGGATAATAGTATTTGCGTCCATATCAATAAATTTTTAGTTCCTATTGCAAAGGTAGTTATTTATTTCGTAAAACGTGCGGTTCGGCACGAAATTTGCACCAAACCGCCGTTATTTTCATTTAAGCGAAACAATGTTTGTCTTTGCACTCGTAATTAAATAATTGCGTACTATTTCGCCGACTTCGTTATCTTGGTAGAAAACTTTGTCTATTGCGAAAAACCGTGCGACTTGTTGTTCTACATAACTCGCCGTACTTAACAACTTGCGTTTGTAGTTCGGTTTGCCGTTCATTTCAAGCGAATAAATAAGGCTGTTTTCCTCATCTTTTATCGGGGTTGTCTTTGCGTGGATATACGTAAAACATTCGTTGCCTACTTGGATAATGTTACCCTGCAAAACAACATCGTTAAACTTGATATAGTACACAAACAACACGTCTTGCGGCTTGTACTTGCACGGCAAATGCGGATATACTGCAAGTTCCCATTTACCGCCCGTAATCATCTGCAAGTTTTGATTATCGAAACAAAAATACTTGTTGCTGGCTTTGTGTTGTACTATCGTACTGCAATACTCAACCGCCACTATTGCACCGTGTTCGCCAAAGCGGTATATATCTATCGTTCCCTGCTCCATAAACGGCACTTGCTTCAAACCCATTTCGGTAAAGTACGGGCAAAACTTGTTTACGGTGTTCCCCAGCATGAAAACCTTAACATCGTTGCGCTGGCGTATTATAGTGCTTAACAAGTTCATAAACAACATAAACTCATCGGGCAAATAATACCGCCGTGTCAAAAACTCATCAAACACAATCGTTGTGACATTCGGGTAACTGCTGCTTTTTTCGTGTTCCTGCTCGGACAAACAAAAGCCGTAACAAAACGGGGTCGGGTCGGGTATCCGCTTGTTTTTCTCTGCATCGTAGAAAGATAAAAACCATTTGTTCGACATATAGAACACTTCATTAAATTTGCCCTCTGTCAGTTCCTCAATTAGCCCGTTTGCCACATGGTTTGCAAACAGACTTTCGGCACGTTTGCCCCTCAAATCCTCACGCCAACGGCGTATATATGCCATTTGCTTGCCCGTCTTGATATAGTTTTCCAAACCATATTTTAAGGTTGCATAAGTCTTGCCGTTGGAACGCTCGCCAAATATAACATTATAGTCGGCGTTCTTGCTTAAAATCGCTTTCAAGTCGTAAAATTTCGGCTTGTCTGTCTTTGTCTTTCTTGTTGTCATACTCTTATTATTTTAGTCCTTAAATTTAATACCTCGCAAATAGTTTATGTACATAACCGAAAGGGAAAGGCTGTATCCGGTCGGCTCTAAATGTACGCCCGTGCGTTCGTTGTAATGCGCCGTGCTGCCTTTGTAGTCGGTTATTTCGCCCTGTATCTCGTAGTCTATGTACGTGTGTATGTTCTTGCCCGTTGCCGCTGGCGGTATATCCAAATAGTTGGTGAACGCATCAAATATCCCGTTTGCCCCGTACTTTTCAATAAGATACAGTATCGCAGCCTTTTTGTTTACGCCCGAAACGGTTAAACTGAAATCGTATGCCCGTCCGTTTGCTTTGAGGGCGTTCGGTTCTTGCACCATATACCGTTTAGCTCCCATCGTCTTAAACCGTGTATATGTACCCTCGAAATCCCAAACGCCCAAAGTCTTTGTTATGCCTTTTATCGTTTGCGGCTCGCAAAGGGAAAACGGCAAACCATGGTGTTTGCAGGCGGCACGCAATTTCATTTGTACCTGCATATTATAAGCCTTGAAATACGCTTCGTGCGCCTTGCCGTTCATTATCTTAATGCTGTCCGTGTCGCTGTATATGTAATCGTCTTTAGCTTCATGTATGCCCGTGAAAAGGTTGCGCCGTGCGTATGCGGTTACGAAAATGCCCCACGGGTAAAACAAGAAACGGTTTTTGCTGGTGTTGTACTTGTATAAAAGTTCCTGCTTTTGTTCGGCTGTCATTGAGTTAATATCCCATTCGCCGTTATATGTAAACTCATCACGCAAAGGGTTGGTAACACTCATACCGTAACAACTGTTTAACATTTCCTTGCTGTTTAGGTACTCCACTTCTTTGCCCTCAACACCTTTTAATTTCGTCTTGCTTTCGTACAAATGTAGGATAGACTTTACAAACGGGGTCGGCAAATACTCTTTTTTGTAACAATACATTTCACCAACTCGCATACTTTCCCACGAATAAAAGTTTTTGATTATATTAAAATCCACGTCCGTAATTGTCAGCGCAATTTTTGCAGCCGCCACAATGCGCCCGTTATTTTCACACGGGTTTTCTTTCACAAAACATTTGCTTGCTGAAATCGGGTTGTCTTGCGTTTCGCTGGCAAATATGTTGGTAAACTCAATATCAAACACACAACAATACTTTGATATTAAAAACTCAAATTGCGCCGTACTTTTAACCATTATCGCAACGCCTTGCGACATCGGGTATTTTTCCGCTATCATTACATACGGGTAACTGCTTGTAAAGTCGTAACTATCCACGTCATACATTATTTCGTCTGTATATTCGGCGTTTGCGTGTGTAAAACCGCCTGCAAATGCACGTTGCAGCATATTAAATTCATTCATACCCGTTATTTGTAGTTCCTGCATCAGGTTTACGTAATCCCAATTCGGTACGGTCTTTCCTGCATCGCTTTTTTCACGCAAACAATGCTCACGGCAATACTTGCGCACAAACCCTGTCTTTGTTATCGGTATGTGCGTTATCCCTTTGCTTTCCTCGATACGTTCCTGTATATAGCACATCACGACTTTAATATCGTTTATGCAGTAGTGTATTTCCGCATCAGTTAGCGGTGTTTCGCTGTGCCTTATTTGCTGGTAGTCCAAATCGCCCACGGCTTTTGCACACTTGTATTCCATAAGTTGTTCGCCCAACTTTGCAAGCGAATAACCCGAAAGCAAGTAACTACATCTAAACTCAATGTTGCCCGTTGTTATTGCGTAAATCGGTTTGCGTAAATCAATACTGAAAACCCGTTTCCACTCAAACCACTTGCGCAAAAACTGAAATTCATAAGATAGGTTATGCACATACACAATAAGGCATAATTTGTCATTCAGTTGCAAAACCTCGCTTACGGTCTGCATCATCGTAACAAACTCGCCCCACGTGCGCCCCATTATTGTATATCCGTTTATGCCAAACTGCCAAACGTACATTATTGCGGCTTTCTCTAATTTCGCCTTGCGCCCGTTGCTGTCCTGCATACGCTGCACTTGCTCGTATGTGTACGCCCGTCCGTCCGTATCACGGTAAAAACTTGTTGTTTCAATATCAAAGGCGCACGGCACGTTGTAAAACCTTTCGCCCTTGCTGTTTCCGATAATGTTCTTTTCATTTACGGCACGTTGCAAGACGCTTGCAATTTCGGTCGGGCTGTTTATTCTTTCTTGTAACTCAAAAGGTATTTTTTTCATAACCCAAACTTATTAAAGTTGCGCAATATGCGTTCAATATCGTTTTGCATATCCTCCATTGCGTCCGCTACCTCATTTGCCTGTCTTTCTATTTCCGCATCAATCGCCCGTGATATGCTTTGCGCTTCACTTTCTATTTGGGTGCTTATATCGCTTGCGCTTTGCTCCATTTCGCCCGTGAAATCCTTGTATCGCATCAAATACCGTTCCACGAAATCACTATCCGAAACGCTGTTTAACTTACCCTGCAAGTTCCTTGCCATAAGGTTGTACTCATCGGGCGTTAAATCGTACATACGTTGCAGGTGTTGCCCGTACTGCCTTGCACCTTTCGCCGTGCTGGTTGGCTGGCGTAAAAATGAAATCGCCTTGCCGTACTCAATTTTTAAGGTGTTCCAATCCCCTTTCATTGAAAACTTGGTAAAGCCTTTTACATCGCCTTTGTTTAACGCTTGCACGGCTGGCGAAAGTTGTCCGCTTTGCTCTATGTTCTGTATGCGGCGGTTTGCCATTTGGAAAACCCTCGCAATCTCTTTTCTATATTCGGGGCTGCTTTCCACGGCTTGCAATATCTCTTTTTTGATTTTCGCCCGTTGGGTTGCACCAAATACAGACTCTGTAAATTTAATCTTGTAACCTAACTTTGCCATACGCTGTTATATTAAATAGGGGTTACAAACATTGCAACCCCTACAAAATTAAACATAAATTTCCAAACTCTTACAAGTCCACAAACGAAATAGAATAACACTTCTTGCCGTGGCTCTCGTACTCGTAAATCGTGTACCCGACTTTGCCGTCTTTGATAGTTTGTACCGCCTCATCATCGGCAAGTATTTCACGCACCGTTTCGGCGGTGTGGCTTGGCAAGTTAACCAACTTTTTCTGTTCGGCATCAATAATTACGGGACTGTCGCCTAATTGTGATTTGTGGGCATAAAGTCCATTGATTTTGTGTACCACATCTTTGCCGCCCTCATTTTCAGAGTTGAAAATATCGGCTAACTTTGTGTACTGAAAATCGGTTGTGTCAATACCGAAAGTTGTCTTGTTAAATTTACTTGCAAAACTTTTCATTGTAGTAATTCTTTTAATTGTTAAACTTGGTGTTAATTGTTATTCTGCTGTCTGTCCTTACGGTTCGCCGTCAAACGGCAAATTCGGTTCGGGGTTTGCTTGCGGCTTCAAGTCCATAAGCCACGCACGAAAGCGGTTTATTTTCATTACTGCCCGTTGGTTGCGGCATACTTCGTTACACGCCATAAGGCTACCCAAAGCCGACAAAGCGGCAAAACTAAACTCGTCAAATGCGTTTCTTTTTTCTTCCATTGTAGTAAACTTTTAATTGTTAAACACAGACTTCTTAAACTTCAACGTGCCGTTGTGTTTCACTACCGTTGTATCGGTTGTCACTATCGTTGCCTTGCCCCTTATCGTTGTACCCTTTGTAACGGTGCAACCCTGCAAGATTGCAGATAAAAACAACATCGCACCACAAACGGCGAAAATCATAACACACATTGAAACTTCTTTAATTGCTTCTTTCGGTTGCTCTTTGAAATGCTTTACTAACTCTTTCATATTTCAACTTGTTTAAGTAACACGTTGCAAAGATACAACTTTTTTCTAACATACAAGCATAAGCGCACAAATTATTTTCGTTTTAACTTTTCTTAACTCTTGGTGTTGTGTTCCACGTGAAACATTTTATTTTGTGCATCGGTGTGGCAGTGTTCCACGTGAAACAATTTCACAGGCGCACACGCATAACAAAAACCGTGCCAAAGTCGGGCGCAATGTGTTAAATTTTGGTAATTGCGACCCATAGCAAAAAGCGTGCCACAAAGTGTTTGCAAATGTTAAAAGTGCGTTGGGAAACGTTAAATAAGGGTCAGTAG